CCGCCGTAAAGCACGTTGGCTTGAAGGACAATCGCGTCGTAATATGCGTATCCACACTATCAGAAAGTGCATTCTCAACCATCAACGCAACTCGTTGCTGTTTGCGATCCATAGCATCTGATCCCAAAAGGGCACCGCTGGCGGTGCCCAATGTCTGTTTTTGTTTTGTTTTTAAAATACTTTTTTGTATTGTCATTCAGCCCATTTCGAAGAATTTCGCATAAAAACGTTCTGTTACCTTGAACCCTTCTGCCGCCTGCCTTTCAGCCTTCCAATTATCACACTCCGAGTACAAGTGTTACATTGTGGGTATCTTTGAGCAATGAGTTTTGTGTACACTTTTGCGTACTCAAAAGCCAAATGTGTACCCATTCAATGATCACTGACACAAAGCTCAGGAAGGCCCTTGGCAAGAAACGCGATGATATCGAAACCATTTCAGATTCTCACGGACTCAACGCAAGGATCAGTCAGGCCGGAAAGGTCTCTTTCTTCTACCGGTACAGATGGGCAGGCAAAGCTGTAAAACTCAATGTCGGCGATTATCCAGCAATGAGTATTGCTCAGGCAAGGGAAAGGCGTCTGCAATTCAGAACCTGGCTTACTGAGGGACTAGATCCCCGGGAGCAAGTAAAGCTGGAGAAATTGACCCGCGAAGGTTCCATGGCCGTATCGGAAGCATTCAATTATTGGATCGAGAAACACTGCATCGCTAATCAACTGACAAAGACAGATTATTATCAGTTGGTATTTGCCAAGCATATCGCCGAGCCGATGCGAAACGTCAAAGTCGACAATTCCACAAAAAGGCACTGGATAGATGTTTTTGATCAGATTGAAAGCAGGGTGATGGCTCATTATATGCTTTCGCTGTGTAAACGCTCATTCAGATTCTGTATTAACCGAGGCGTAATATCGACCAATCCGCTCGAGGGATTGCTTCCCACTGACGTTGGCCAAAAACCGAAAAAGAGAACGCGGCGCTTGGATGATCGTGAGCTGGTGGCTATTTATCGGTGGCTGCAAAACCGCATGTCCATAGAGTCCGTGTTTCTTGTGAAATTTATTATGTTGACCGGCTGTAGGACGGCAGAGATTCGGTTGAGCGAAAGGTCATGGTTCAAGCTGGATGAAAATGAATGGATAGTTCCTGCTGGAAGTTACAAAACGCGAGTGCACATGAGAAGGGCTCTTTCTGATGCTGCGGTGGGACTGGTAAAAAATCATCTTGAGAAGATCAACACAAAGCATTTAGTCACTTCACAGCGCTTACTGGATGGGGAAATTAAAGACGTCCCGGTTCATCCGCCAGTTGCTTCGAACTACGCCAGGTATATTTGGTCAGAATCCGGCATGGAGCCCTGGTCTCTCCATGATATGAGAAGAACAATCGCAACAAATCTTTCAGAACTTGGCTGTCCGCCGCATGTGATTGAAAAGTTACTTGGTCACCAAATGGTTGGCGTGATGGCGCACTATAACCTGCATGACTACATCGATGATCAAAAACACTGGCTCCACGTTTGGCAGAGCCATCTTGAAAACATCATCGGTGAGCCGTTCAGTTAATCGGCTGTTTCACTCCTTCCCACTCTTTGACTGACTCCGACTTCCAGCGGTTAGGGTTACCGGGGAAGTCCGGGGCGGGGAACGGCTTCGCAAAACCCCGCGGCATTGTGTCTGTGCTTTGCCATGACCAAAGGGTTTTACGTGAGATTTTGTATCGACTGGTCAGGTCTGACGTCAGCAAAATATCATCCATCGTTTTTCTCCAATGGCCCGAACTGGGCCATTTCCAAAAGTAATATCAAGAAACCTGACCCGGAAGTGCGCGCAACCGGCGCATACCTGTCATTGCTGTGGCCACGTAGCTCGCCTTACGGTTCACCACTTCCACCCAGACCTTCACACCTTCAACCCTCACCGTGTACGTCTCCTTCATCTTGCTGCGGCCATAGTCGCCGTAACGTTCTGCATGAGTGGCCAGTGCTATGTCGCATGCCTGACGCGCTAACGGGGATTGCTGATTTGCACGGTTAATTAGTCGCATTACATCTCCTCAGTGGGAGGGCGAACCCTCCCAACCCAGTTAGCCAACGTATTCCGGTTTCATATCCGCCAGAGTGATGCTGAACTGATCGTGCAGCTCGTCGCCAAGATGACGTTTCGCAGTTGCAAGAGCTCGCTCAACTTCTCCAAACCGTGCTGCTGCATCCGGTTCGTCCGGAGACGGTAGGGAGTTGATTGCGGCCTCAACCTTGTTGCGTGAATCAACCAGGTAATAACGTTTCACCGCTTTGTTCTTCAGCTCAGTGAAAAGTGCTGAACCGAGCGTGGCCTTCGCGCTTTCGATATCAGCGCGCAGTGCTTTGGCGCTATCAACATCCTGTGCTGCCTCGATGCGCTCGCGGAAATCATCGGCAAGAGCGTCGATATTTACCGACGATTCGTGTGCGCTTTGCGTAGTTGTGACGGTGTCACCTGCGATTTCAGCAACGCTCATTCGTTGGGCTGAGCCAGGGTTAATAACTTTTTCTTCTCGTTCTTCGACTTCATCGGCACTGTAAACACCGAGAATCACATCAGGGCAGTACAAGCGAGCCCAGCGCTTTACCGCGAGATAAGCGAGCTGCTGACGCGGATCACTTGCCCATAGTGTCGAATTACGAACCTGAGCCTGAGAAAGCATGAGTACCAGTTCGCGTGGCTCATCCTCGCCTTTCATCGTTGCCCACACACGAATTCCTACACCGGCCTCATCCTTTAAATCCCAACCTGGCGCGATGTACTTATTGCCTTTAGAACTGGTTCTCTCTACAAATCGACCAATGATGTTTTCCCATGGGCCAAACCAATCGTAATGAAGGCGATCTTTTGTAGGCGACATGTTGGTAACAACCGCATTAACCAGTTGAGCTTCGTAACCTAACACTCCGCTATTACCGACGATGTGGGTCTTCTGAGCTACGGCAAAGGGGTCCATACCCCATCGTGCGGCCTGCATGACCACAGCCATGCAGGCATCTGGTTTTCCGCGGAAGTGGTCAGGTACAAAAGCGCCACTATTTGCCATCACTGTCGACAAGGTGCGTAGGCGGTCGAAAAGTTCCCCATTAGTCAAAATTGAGATGTTATCGATCATTTGCGTCTTGTTTTCGTTGGTAGTAATTGCAGTAGACATGTTCTTTTCCCCTTATGCCTGAGTACGCAGCGCTTCAAGGCGGCGCAGGTCGAAGTCGTTCAGTTCGTCGGTGTAATCAGCGGTGATCGGCGCTGGCCATTCGCCAGTGTCGAAGCCGGTAGCGATAGCGCGCATCGCCTTGCGGTACTCGAGCATGCCCAGTTCCAGCAGTTCAGCTGATGCCTCGATGATGGCGATCCAGTGGTAGTTCTCGTCTTTGTTGACGAAAATCCAGAAGAACTGGTCCAGCGCAGCTGTCTCGCAATACATTGCCGCGCTCAGGTGGTAGTCACGGTCGATGATTTCGCGGTGCAGTTTGGCGCGCAGTCCTTCCTGCTTAATGTTCCACATGCTGATGGTTTTCAGGTCGGCACCGATGCGAACGCCGTCCAGGTCGATCTCCAGATCCGGACGAACGCGGACTTCCAGACCGGTTTCGTCGTCAAAGCCAAAGTAGCTCACCTCAACAGCGCGGCTCGGATGTTGAAGCAGCATCCCGGCGGTCGGGTGCTGGAGCAGGGCTTTCTGAATGCTCAGTGCGGTGCTCAGTTGCTGGCGGGTGACCAGCACTTTCCCTTGCGGATTCTCGCGCCACGCATCCAGCAGTTCGTCGGCGAAGACGGCATCCGGATTAACAGACTTCACGGCCTGAATCAGATCTGCTTTGGTACCGGAGACTTTCAGCGGTTGAGGCTTCTGCGCTTCCTGTGCAACCAGATCAGGATTAATCACTGCCAACTGCTCGAGCAGTGCGTCACGGCTACCGCTGGTTTTCACCTGCGGGGGCAGAGTGGCGTTGTATTCTTTGATGCAGGCTTTCATTGCCGCTGCGGTTTGTTTCTGGTCCGCTTCGATACGCTGGTACTCTTCTGGCAGCGCCATATAGCTCTGGCCAGTTTCCTCGACTGAACCACCCAGCGGCACCTGTGCAGGCAGAGTGGCGTTGTATTCCTCGAGCAATGTTTTGATGTCGTCAGCGCTCAGTTGCGCTGGCAGGCTGGCGTTGTACTCATCAATAAACGCGCGGATTGTTGCCGTCGTGGTGAACGCGCCTTCCGGGATCATCGGTTCAACGCTGAACTCTTCATCAAGCTGCTCTGGCTGCAACGCCAGTCCATGCACCAGGTTACCCATGTCCAGAACTGGAGAACGCTCTTTGGTGATCGTTTTGGCGACGTGGCGTGCGTTGAAGTACATCAGGCTGACGCGGGCATCTTTTACCTGCGTGCTGCTGATTCCGTTCGCTGCGTGATAAACCTCGTTCGGCAGACCTTCATAGCGCCCAGGCTCGAAGTAAGCGGGATACACAACAGCCGGTTCGTCAGATTTCGCTTCTGGCTCGGTTTGCGCAGCAACTGGTTCGGCTTGGTTTACAGAATCGCTATTTTGGACGACAGAGTCCGCATTCTGGTTTACATCGGCTTGCTGGCCGGTATGTGACTCTTCACCAGTTTCCAGACTGCTTTCGCCTGGCTGCACTTCATCACCAGCCTGTTCTTCATCACTGACAGCTTCTTCCATCTGCACATCGCTGGTGGCTTCCTCATTAAGTGGTGAACGGTCATCTATTTGTTGGGCGGTTAATGCGAGGTCTTCTGTGATCCATTTCGGGTCTGTAGGGTCACTAATCCCCTCGACATATTCGCCGCGGGAAGCTGCAAGAATTTTGTTTACCTCTTCGGCCGTTACTTTTTCCTGTTTCATAGGTACAGGCATAGACGAACGACCGCAGGCTATATCAACGAGCAATGGATCTGGGTTGGCGTGGTCGGTTTCCGTAAGTACTCTATTCAAATATTCTTGGTGTTTTACAGGATCAGCATAAAGCCCCTCTGGTGTGGTTTTTACTGTTGCGATGATGCAGGCACGTGAGTAGTCCAGGCCACCAGGAATTGAAACGAATCTCTCTCGAGTCGCCAGCCATTCGGGATCGTCCATCTTATTCATGATGGAGTTTGCCTGCAGTTCTATATCCAGAGGGACGTTGTAAATATCAAATTCGCGGTCACGGGCACGTAGCGCCAGAGCAATCTCATGCTCCAGACCGAGAATGGTTTGCGGGAATTTACGGTCAGAGATAATTCCGCCGCCGGCGTTCGCACCTGAAGGTGTGCGATTAATGGTTGTTACACGATTACCTTTGCTCCACTCTTTAACCAGTAGGCCGCGGTCAATGTAATCAGTTTTGAACCACACCGTCAGGAACTGGATAACTGTTGCCAGCTCCGGTTTTTTACCGTCGACAGGGAAGACTTTCTTAACTGCATTCACAGCTTTATGAATATCGTGCTCAATGGCTTTTTTGAATGCTTCCACATTCTCAGCTGCCAGTAGCAGGTTCTGGACGTACGCGTCATCGGTGTCCATCTCAAGGCGGACAATCTCGTTTTTCTGCACGGCATCTACGTGAAAGAGATATTCACCATCACCGATGAACTGAGCCAGTACGCGCTGGCGGAAAGGCAGGGTGGCAACAACGATCAGATTCGGTTGCTCTGTCTGCTGAGATTGCTCTACATTACCGACTTCACTATTAACGACATTACCATCAGCCTGGCTATTTTCTTCCTGCGCCGCATCGTCCGCTTTTAATTTTACGTTCCAGGTGCGCTGGTCTTCGGCCAGTTCGTAACGATCACACCAGGTGAAATCAATCTCACCTTCTTCTGGTAGGTCGTCAACAACCGGGAAATCAGTTCGAATCGGTTTGGCGTAGTCCTTGCCACGGCCCGTTTCGATGCCAGCATCTTCCAGCGCAACATCCAGCATCAGATTGGCGCGAGCCTCGGTTTTCGCAGTGAACCAGACCACTGCATCTTGCTTTCCGGATTTCTGAGTGGCTTTAACCACATTAAAGAATTCCATGTGAGATCCTCATTTTTGGGTGTTAGAATCCCCGGGCCATTGATAGCGCCCATTGGGTTAACTTTGGTTTTGATGTTGTTTCCGGTGTAACTTTGGTCGGTGGCACCGGACGTAGATCCCGCCTTGCGCGGGGTGTACGTTAGCCTTCGTGAGCCATCTGGTCGTGCGAAGCGCAACGTCTGGAACAGTACTCTTTCTCTTTGCGCGCCAGCTGTGAGCCGTTGCGATAGAGAAGGGTGCTTTTGATTACTTCTTCCTGTTTAACCGGCTTGCTGCAGTAACCACATTTCTTGTCTTGCATGACACTCTCCGTTAATGGCTGAGGCCATTCCCCAGACCGTTCAGATAAACTTCAACCAGCAAATCCCTGGTGTAAGTCATCTCAACGCCGCGATGCAGATACAAACGACCACGAGCATTAGCTGATGCCGTCCAGGTTGAATCCTTGTGTTTGACGAGCATTCCAGGCTGAACTGCGCCGCGGTTTACCGTCTGTGTACCGTAGTGCTGATGAACCATGATGTTCTCCAGTTTTTCTGAGTGAACTTCGCTGGTGGTGCCGTGACGCTGATCTTCACGGTTGAGCGTTTTAACTCGGCAATTCACCACCGCGAAGCTCACTTCTGTTTTGCCCTTGTCGCCAGGCTGGCGGAACATTGTGATGCCTTATGCGCGTTTGTTTTCGCGATGATGTGAATTTAGCGTGTTGCTAAATCATTATCAATAGCAAAACGCTAAATAGTTTGTGCGAAGAATTTAGCTCATTGATTAATAAGCGCTTAAATTTTTTTGTAAGGCTGGATTGAAGACAAAAAAAAGCCCGCATTGTGCGGGCTCACTCTTTAGTGCTGTGTTAAGGAATGTTCAAAATTTTCGCGTCAACCACAACACCTATGATTCTACAGTTACCATTAACTTCTAACATTGGGTACTGAGGATTTAGAGGCTTTAAAAACCTACGACCTGCGTCAATAACGAGCTTTTTAAATGTAGCCTCGTTGTCACCATCAAGCTTTGCTACTACCAATTTACCATTGATAGGCTCGACTTCAGGATCAACAAGAATCGCTGCTCCTTCTGGGATGCTTAGTCCTGCCGGAGAGGTCATGGAGTCGCCTTTAACATCAAGCCAGAATGAGTCTTCAGAACAAGCAACGGTGGTATCGTACCAGCGATCAATAGCTCTGCGATGATAAGGTTCTACAGCTTCCATCCATTGTCCCGCGCTTACCCAACTGATTACAGGATAGCTTCCTTTCGTCTCATTAATTCCACGGTATTTCACGTTACCGTCGCTTTCAGGGGTGTGTAGCACATCCATCCAACCAAACGGTAGATTCAGCGCAGTTTCAATTTTTCGAGCCAACTTATCGCCGATGTTGCGATTTGGATTTGCCCCAAGTAACTGACTAAGAGCGGCAGGGCTGGTTTCAATGAGTTCAGCAAATTGTGCTTTAGTCATTCCGCTATCTGTCTGCCGCTGTTCGTACAGTGCCTCAAGGTTGGCTTTTCTAATCTCTTTATTTTCCATCCCTTCATTTTCACTGCTTATAGCAAAATGATAAATGCGCAAATTGCTAAATCTTTCTTGCGTGTTATTTAGCATAACGCTAAACTCCGATCCAACACACCCACAGGAGACACCGATGAGTAATGAACTTCTTCGTTGGCGCAAAGGCGCCACCTCTGATGAATGGTCCCAGCTCGCAAAGCTGGCTAAAACAACCGTTGGCTACCTTGACCAGATTGCATATGGGAATCGCCGGGCCTCCCCTGAAAAAGCATCTGCGATCGAAACGGCAACCCATAGCTTTCATCGTCAGGCACCGGTTTTAAAAGAGAGCTTGGTATTTGCGGCGCCGCGTAACTCGGCTGCTTAACAACGAAAAGGAAATCATCATGCAATCACTTATGTATCGCCAGAATACAGCTTTTGAATCTAAGTCACTGATAAACCGTTATCAGCAAGCAACTGATGTTTCCCCGGAACATATCCGTGATGCCGTTCGCGCCTGGGCAGCCTCAATCAACAATCAGGATGTTGTCGCAGGCCTAATCGTTGAGGAGTGGGAGCGCCAGGGTGGCGGCGCGCTGGATTTCCCTGATGACCTCAGCCGTAGCCGTCAGAAGCTGTTTCGCTGGCTCGACGGGACCACCATGGCGGCACAGCGCAACATCCAGCTGCTGAGCCCGGCGATTCTGGCGGTTCTTCCTCTGGAGTTCCGTGGGCGCTTGGTTCCACAGGATGACTTCATGTCTCGGTATGCGGCAATGGAGAAAGAAATAAGCGAAGCAAAGCAGGCACTGATGCTTAACGCTCCGCAGCACCAGATGGTGAAAGAGGTTAGAGAGGGCATCGAGAAGATGCTGGCAATGCTTCCAGCCGAAGCTATGGGGCAGGTTCTTAGCGGTCTTGCAGCGTTAGCGCCCGGTCTTTTGTGAGGTATCGATGAAGAACGTCAGAAGTAAAAAGGCGAAAGCCGCGGTGCGCGAACACCAACGGCTTTCTAGTGCAAAAACGGTAGGTAATTGCGGAGATAAGTATGTCAAATACCGCTGAAGTTATCAAATTTCCCTCCCCGCCACAGGGGAAACAGGAGAGTCGCATGGCTGAACTGGAGAACGGCTATTTGCGTTTGGCCAACCAGATTCAGGATGCCCTGTGTATTGTTGAGCTATCAGGCCGTGAATTCCGGGTTCTGAATGCGATCGTTCGCCTGACCTATGGCTGGTCTAAAAAGTCTGACCGTATCGCCAATAGCCTCATTGCAGATAAAACGACGCTGAAGGTAAAGCACGTCTCTGAGGCTGTTCTGAGCCTTGCCTATCGGAACATCATCATCCTGCGCCGCATTGGGCAAACCAGATACATAGGGATTAATACCTGCCTGGATAAATGGGCTTATACCAAGCCAAATTGCATGAAGTGTCCGGCGGCGTTCCCGGCTGCTGAAGTTGAAACCTGGGTTATTAACGCCCCTGAATTCATGATTTGCGATCCCCAGAATCAGGGACAGTTATCCCCGAAAACAGGGATGGCTATCCCTGAAAACAGGGATGGTGATTTTACCCCTTCAACCATCCCCGAATTCAGGGATGGTTATCCCCGAATTCAGGGAGAGGTATCCCCGAAAACAGGGAACACCAAAGACATTCTTCCAAAGACAAATATAAAAACAGATCTAACCCCCTCTAATCCCCCAAAGGGGAAGGTTAAGTTTGACCCGCTGACTATCCCTGTTCCTGAGTGGCTTGATTCAACCGCGTGGAGTGAGTGGGTTGCTTATCGCCAACAGTCTGGCAAAGCCATCAAGACCGAAATGACAGTCACTAAGGCATTCAATATGCTGAAGGCCTGCCTGGTCGAAGGGCATAACCCGGTGGACGTGATCAACACCAGTATCGCCAACGGGTACCAGGGGCTGTTCAAACCGAAGTTTGCTATCAGCGAGCGCAAAGCGGCGGGCCGGGATGTGAACCACATTTCTGAGCCAGATAACACCATCCCACCAGGGTTCAGGGGGTAGCGATGAAAAACATGATTGGTACCGGCAGCGCGCTTGAGCGCCTGAAAAAACTCATTCCGCCAGGAGTACAGCCGAAATTCACCAGCGCTGCTGAGCTGCTGGCGTGGCAGCGGGAAGAGGGCCTGAAACATTGCGAGGAGCTGAGTCGACTGAACCAGAAGGCGCGCACTGAGAAAATCTTCGGTCGCTCTGGCATCCAGACCTTGCACCGCAGCTGCACGTTCGCCAACTACGAAGTATCCAGCGAGCAGCAGCGCAAGGCCTACACCATGGCGAAAAGCTACGCGCAGAACTTCGGGACCGGCTTTGCGAGCTTCGTGTTCAGTGGCGCCCCGGGCACCGGCAAAAACCATCTTGCCGCGGCGATTGGCAACCATCTTCTGGCTGCTGGCCATTCGGTTCTGGTCGTCACCATTCCGGATCTGATGCTTCGGGTTCGCGAATGCTACGACGGCGGCCAATCAGAGGCTTCACTTCTGGATGACCTCTGCAAAGTCGATTTGCTGGTACTGGACGAGGTCGGTATTCAGCGCGGAAGCAGCGGTGAGAAAGTCATCCTGAATCAGGTTATCGACCGTCGGCTGTCGTCGATGCGTCCGGTTGGTGTTCTGACGAATCTGAACCACGACGAACTTCTCGGCGCGTTGGGTGCACGGGTTATCGATCGCCTCCAGATGGATGGCGGGATGTGGGTGAACTTTGACTGGGGCAGCTACCGCAAGAACGTTAGCCATCTCCGGATCGTTAAATAACCTCGAGGGAAAATCACTATGGCAAGCAAATCACTGTGGGCAATCGTCGATTTCCTTCGGGTTAACCAGACCATAACGCCTCGTCAGGTTCAGCACCTTCTGGGATGCGACTGCAAGAAAGCACACAACCTGCTGCTTCACCTGACACGCAGAGCGGTAGCAATCCGCACTGGCGAACCGCATCGCCCTGTCTACATGTTTCAGTCCGGCGGGGAGTTGAACATTAAGCAGCTCAAATCGAACATGAGCAAAAACATGGTCACATCAGTTTGCCGCACAAGTCCGGCTATGCAGCGTGTACTGGCGTTTTACGGGAGAGCATCAGCATGAAACCAGATGTTAAAAAAATCATCGCCGATATCAAGGCGACAAAAGGGAACCGCAAATTTTGTAATGGCCTGGCTGGCACACTCCAGGATGATAATTATGCGTCATCGATTTGCAAATACGTTAAAACCGTAACGCCGGAAAGAATCGATCTCCTGATTGAATATGCTGAAAAACTTGAAGCCGAAGTCACAGACATGGCAGTACAGCTCGCTAACGCAGAGAGCAAGTGCAGGGAGCTGGCGGCGGAATTAAGCGCTGTGGACAAAATTCACAACGAGGCGGTATTTATCACCGACGAGCATTATGAACAAAGCCCACCAGAAGTTCAGAAGATGATTCGCTCACTGGCTGTATTGCAGATACCTGCTTGCGACGCTTTCCTGGCTGAGGTGCGGGCCAGTGGCGCTGACGAAGTTTCGACTATCTGCCGAGCGCTTGCCGATAAAGATGGCTGTTCCGTAAACATGCGGTGTAGCTACAACCTGACGGCTGAACGAGCAGAAGCAGTTGCCGCCCAACTTCGCAAAGGAGCCGCGCTATGAGCAAGTCAATCGCAGATGGCGCAAAGCTGACGACAGAAACCTTCGCTGATTTTATTGTGCGTCTGAAATATCACCATCGCGGAGAAGGTGTTAGCCGCCATATCACCGCCGACCCAATTTTCATGGTTCAGAAGCAGGCCACAATTTACGGTATGGACACCGATTATTGCGATGGACGTTTCGTAGCGCTCGAAGATAGCGTCTGGTTTTCCCCGCAAGAATACTGGGATGACCTGGACGATGATGAACAGGCTGATCTCAATGCTGAATGTGAGGAAACATACGACACGCCATTCACAGATCTCAATGAAGATACTCAGTGGTCTGTTCTCGAAGATCTCGAAAATCACACTGTAAGCGGGTTCAAAAAAGAATGGCAGCACGTAAACGCGCACCTTACCAGAGAGGCTGCGGAGGCGTTCATTCGACGAAAACAACACGACTACCCACCGCTTCGAGTTTACGTCGAAAGCATGTATTTCGGGTGGGAGTACCAGGAAATCATCAAGGCTCTTTGTGATGGACGCTTAGTTCTCGCAGATACCCAGGAGGCAGCCCAATGACAGCACTCAACAAACAGGCGCTGCGCAGTAAGGCGCGGTCAGCCAGCGCAGGTGAATGGATTAAAGAGTCTGGCGATGGTTGGGAGGCAATTTGCAGTGCTGAAGACCAGGCCAACGGCAACTTCATAATCGCGCACTTTGAGGGGCCAGACGCTCGGGCCAACAGAGAATTTTCACAGGCCGCTAACCCTGGCACCGTGCTGGCGCTGCTGGATGAGCTGGATGAGCTGGAAGCCGCGCAGAGTTACGCAAAAGAACGCGACGAAGAGAATCAAGACCTGATGCTTACGGTTGGTCGGTTGCGCGTGGAAAAGGAAGCCGCAGAGAAGCGCATAGCAGAACTGGAGGCGCGGACAGTGATGCTGCCCCAATATCGCAATTCACCGGACATGCACACAAAACAGTTTTATGAGGCTATCGGATTTAATCAGGGGCTTGATATTTTCATAGAAGCACTCCGCGCCGCTGGCATTGGCGTGAAGGGGGAGTGAGATGAAACCAGCAAATTTGGCCCCGGTTTATTGTTCGCTTTATCCAGAGCTGGCTGAGATATCACGAAAACACGGCTATGCAATGGCAATACACGGAACAATGGCACGAGACTTCGACCTGATTTGTATTCCTTGGACCGATAAGCCGTCAGCGCCGCAGGTTGTGGTGGACGAATTTACCTCAAGTTTTGCAATGAACGATGTCACAAGCCCAAGCATAAAACCACACGGTAGGATGGTGTATTCCATCAGCTTTGGTTTCGGTGGGTTCTTCGCTGACCTGTCGTTCATGCCAGTTGGGGAATCATTTTTTGATGGTTTATCTGCTGCTGCCAATTGGGTTGATAAGCAACGAGAAGCCTACGACAGCGAACACGGATGGTATGACACAGATACTGGGTCGTTTGAGTTTGGTAATGACGCACAGCGCGATTATTCAGAAACGTTAGTGGATATTGCTGATGGAATCAGAAATCTTCGAGGACTAACCCATGACAACTAACAACCACCAGGCGCACGGTCCTGTATCACTCGATCGCCTGCACCAGATACGCGAAATACTCAGCAAAGCAGCAGCACAAAGCGACGGCGGTAATCTCGGCTACGCAATGGCTGATGCTGTGAAGGTTATTGATGGGGCTATTGCGGCATTTGGTGCTGAGCCTGCACCAGTAGATATTGAAATGCTGGCCACTGTACTGAGAAACGCTCCGTTAGCGCCGTCAGATAGCCAGGGCAAGCCGAGAGCGCCGGTAGTGCCGGATGAAGATCCGCGAGATGCATTCGAGCGAACATTCAAAATGCCGAAGCATGTCACCCGCTGCGGTACCGGATATGCAGTAACGGCATATTCCGCATGGTTAGCCCATGATTTCGTTAGGATGTGGGAGGGCTGGAACGCTTGCCGCGCCGCCATGCTTCAGGGTGCCGAACCTGCAAGTAATTGCGATGAATTACCGCTGGACTACCTGCAAGGGCACAAAGACGGGCTGGAATGGGCAGCACAACTGGCAAAAGCAAATCATCCGGAAACTGGCGACTGGCTTTACGATGACCCTATCGAATTGTCAAAGGCGATACGCAAGGGGCCGGATATGCCATTATCCGATGGCAACTCTCCGGTGATTCAGGATGGCTGGATTAAGTGCAGCGAGCGGATGCCGGAAGACGAGCAGGAGGTTCTAACCAGGAACAGGATGGGGCATTGCTTTGTATCGTTCTTTGATGAGCATTCAGGGCTGTTTTTCGACAGAGTAGATGTGGCCGCCGCATGCTGTATAGAGCACATATTGGTAACCCATTGGATGCCACTGCCAGCAGCACCGCAGCAGGAGGAGTGAGGTGAGTACTTATCTTTTTTTCGGTTTCCTTGTTGTTTGCACTCTGTTTTGTATGGTGATGCTGTGGCGGGTGGTCAAGGTGGCAAAGTGGCGATTCAAGGCCCTCGAAATGAGTGCTGATGATTATCGGGCACTACCTGAATTTAATAAGATGTTGTGGATGATTTGGATATGGAGGCTAGAACGCTTCCCGAGATGTAATAAGCGGGCATGGCGGGAGACGAAGTGATGGATCAGCTACTGCAATATGCCACGAACCGGATAATTGAGCTGGAAAACCTGCTGCTGGTGAATGTTGAGGAAACTGTCTGGCCTGCCGAAGTAGGAATGGTATATAGCCAGATTGAAAGTGCCGGGGATCTTCCGGCACATCACCAGCGCCGCCTGAAGCATCACATCAACCGCATGTGGCTGGAACAAATGCCGGTACCGTCAATAATCGCTGCGGCCCGGTCACTGGCCATCGCTATGGAGAAATACGCGTGAGAGATTCAGAAATCATTGTTGATAATTTTGCTGGCGGCGGTGGGGCATCTACTGGCATTGAAATGGCTACCGGCCGCAGTGTGGATATCGCCATCAACCACGATGTGAACGCGGTGGCCATGCACACCACAAACCACCCGGACACGCTGCACTACTGCGAATCGGTTTACGCGGTACGTCCGAAAGTTGCGACCGCCGGCCGCCGCGTCGGGTTGGCCTGGTTCTCTCCGGATTGCCGCCATTTCTCCAAAGCGAAGGGCGCTAAACCCGTTGAAAAAGCGATTCGTGGGCTGGCGTGGGTAACTTTGCGTTGGGGGCTGGATGTTGACCCGAGGGTGATGATGCTGGAGAACGTCGAAGAATTTAAAACGTGGGGTCCGCTGATTCATACGCCGCCAAAGCCAGATTTGACTGAGGCTATGATGGTGAATTTTATTGGCCCCGTTTATCCTGGCTATAGTCGCCCAGATCCGGCGCGTATTGGCGAAACATTCCAGGCTTTTGTAGGCATGCTGACAACCGGCATCTCGGCAGATCATCCTGCGCTGGTGGAGTGCTGTGAATTTCTGGATATCCCTCTCGACAGCAAAGACGCAGCGCGACTGGTGAAAGGGCTGGGTTATATCGTTGAGTTCCGTGAGTTGCGCGCATGCGACTTTGGCGCGCCGACCATCCGTAAACGGTTCTTCATGGTCATGCGCCGGGACGGGGAGCCGATTGTTTGGCCGGAACCTACACACGGAGATCCAAAGTCGGCAGCAGTTCTTACAGGCAAGCTGGCACCATGGCGAACCGCTGCGGAATGCATTGATTGGTCAATCCCCGCCAAGTCTATTTTCGGGCGTAAAAAGCCGTTGGCTGTTAATACGTTGAAACGGATTGCTCGGGGTATCCAGCGTTTTGTTATCGATAGTCCGGCGCCGTTTATCGTGAAGTGTAACCACACCACGACGAAGGGAAAATATGATTGTTTCCGTGGGCAGGCGCTGGCCGAACCGCTCCAGACAATCACCAAAACCCATGGCTACGCGATCGCTGTACCGACAGTTGCGCCGTTCATGGCTGGCAACGGCGGCAGTGAGTACCAGGCGAAACCGCGCCCACTGGATAAACCCGCGCATACCATCCTGAAGCAATCCCGGGCTTGCCTGGTTGCGCCGGTTATTGCCCGGCAGTTCGGCGCCAGTATCGGCCACCGGGCTGACGAGCCAAGCGCAACTATCACGGCAGGTGGTGGCGGTAAATCGCAGCTGGTGACGCCGACACTGATTCAGATGGGGTACGGCGAACGCCCAGGACAGGAGCCGCGAGTTCTGCAACTGGACAACCCGCTGGGCACCGTTACAGCCGGGGGCAATAAGTTTGCAACGGTGAGCGCGTTTTTGGCGAAGCATTACGGCGGAAATTATACCGGGCCGGGCGTGAGCCTGGACGAGCCTGCGCATTCAGTGACAACCGTTGACCATCATGCGGTCGTGGCGTCTCACCTGGTCAAGCTGCGCGGAACATGCCGAGACGGGCAGCGCACAAACGAACCTATGCCGACGGTCACTGCTGGTGGCCAGCACGTTGGCGAGGTGAAAACCACATTGGCAGCTGATGGATATGACGAGCACCGCGCGCAGCAAACTCTGGAGTTTCTGCGGCAATACTGCGGCGAGGATTGCGACGGTCTGGTCACGGTTGACGGCATCACTTACCGCATCGTTGATATCGGAATGCGCATGCTGCAACCGCATGAACTGTACCGGGCGCAGGGCTTCCCGGAGTGGTACATCATCGACCAGGACTATAGCGGTAAAAAGTACGCAAAGGACAAGCAGGTTGCGCGCTGCGGTAATGCGGTGCCGCCGCCGTTTGCTGAGGCGCTGGTGAGGGCTAATCTGCCGGAGCTGTGTAATCGGAAAGGAATTGCTGCGTAAAAAAGAAAAGGCCCATTTCTGGGCCTTTGGCAAAAACCATGCTTACGGGCGCTGGTTCACGTACTCGATGATCGCTTTAATAATCACGACCATCGGAGGTACGATTTTGAAAAGCAAGTTAACCATGATTGGCCTCACTCAGCTTTGTCGCGCCTCGCTGCAAACACCCTTGGGCTTGCCTTTGCAGTTGTTGTATCAGTAGTCGCCAGATACATTCGGCACGATTTCTTATTTGGGTGGGGCTTTCGAGTCACCAAAAACCCAGGCGAAAATTTCGCTTTTAAATCATGTTCTAAACCGTTCTAAACCGTTCCAAAGCGTTCCAGGGTGTTTCAGGTCGCTTGAAGAATCCACGTCAATTGTTTAAGCTTACCTCAGTCGCCAGATACATTTGGCAAGGTAACCAGAGGTGCGAACTCTGTTTACCGATTGAAGAACCCGGTCTAGTCAACCGGGTTTTTTCATTTCTACCGCAAAGCAAAACAACCTGTGGATAACCACTACATGTAGTGGTTTTGAATTAATTAGTTGTTCTATATGGTTAGTATTCTAGTGGGGATTCTTTTCAGTACAAGAGTTGTTTTTGACATTGAATTGAGGTTGTGAAAGGGTAAGAAAGGCTAAGTCCATGGCACATAAGGGCTCGCGAGAATGTCAATAATTTGCAAAAAAAAATGAAAATTTGATCGAGTGGTGAT